AATTGGTTTATAGTAATAATGGTTCGTACATAACTGATTTCTTTGTTGATTTTAATATTGCGTTTACTGAAGGTAATATTAAAAACTTCGCACCGATTATTAAGGTATACGCAACTCAAAAATTAACTGATACTGTTACCGATGTAGCACCACCGGCATCATTACCTGATAAGAATTCGTTCGCGGTATTGACCAATGGTGATACGGTTACGGTTAATGTTGTTGGTAACCATAAAGTGATGATAATCACAAATAACAATAAAGATGTTATCTTTAGTGAACCAAAAGGTTTCTTGGTATCAATGGCCAGTAGTGATGAAACATTAATTGAAGACACGATATTAAATTATTACGGAGATTTTGGATTAATTGATAATCCAATAGTTGATTTATTTATTAGACCTAAAGGATTAAAAACTAATATTGTACCTAAGTCTAATTTTAATAAAGAAAATTTTAAACGATTAATGGACATATACATTGGTCAAAATGTTATGTTCTTAAATAAATCATTAAATAATTTAATGATACAATTACAAAAAGACTTACCTGATGTAAATAACACACCTCAACCTGTTGACAATAGTGTAGTTACAGGTACTCAGGCTAAAGTTGATTATTGGACAAGTTTCCAAGCCTTGAATAATAAATGGGTTGCGGGACATGACTTCAGTAATAAGACGTTGTTTGAAGATATTTTAATATTGGATAGGGCTAGTAGAAATATTGGTGATAAAGTGTTAGTTGATATTTTTAAATTAAAAATAATGATTGATAACTTATTTAAGTCTGATGTTAAAGGTGACATGCAATTATTTGTTGAGACATTATTAACTGAAAATAATTTTGTGTATCATAATTTACCGTCTTATGTAAATTTTTACAATGTTCAGGAAGTTTCTAAAAATGCTAAACCATCACCTGAAGGTTCTTTAGAGTTTGCGAATACTATGTTTGGTAATTTTATGAATGTTGACACTAAAAATACATCTGCAAAAATGGTATGTGTATATTCTAATCAGGGTAGTAGTACTGTTGCGGTTAACAATGTAGATTTTAAATTTAGTGATGACGCTTTTGATATTAGAAAACCAAGTAATAATCCATTAGTTGAAAATCAAGTGGGTAAAAATGATTTTGCGTTATCTAATAAAGTTGTTGGATTTAATGTTGATATTGGTGTTCAGAATCAATCAATGTTTAATGGGTTTAGTGTTAGTCAAAGTACGGGTAAAGCAACTGCAGAATCTTTAGAAGTTGAAAATATGATGGCTAATGTTGCAACTAATAAGGCTGCGGCGACTCAAAATATTTCGTTATACAATTTGTATAAGACAAGAAGTTATACATGTACTATTAATATGTTGGGTAATGCGTTATTACAACCAACAATGTATTTTAACCTAAGATACGTACCAATGTTTTATGGTCCATATATGATAACAGAAATCAATCATAGTATAGGTCCTGGTGTGTTTGATACTACAGTTACGGGTATTAGACAACCAACCGCAGCTTTACCAAAAGTTGAGGATTATTTACAAACCATTAGAGTCAGTTTACTTAAAAAGATTGAAGAGGAGATTAAAAATAAAGCGACAGAAAATAATGATAAAGTTATTCAAGCGTCTAATAATACAACTAATACGACTCAAGGTCAGGTCAATAATACTAATAGTAATATTGAAGGGAATAAAACACCACAACCATCAAATTCTTGTAAAGAATTGTTAGATAAAAAATATAGTAAATACGAAAACATTGACACACCAGTATTATCCACTGTTGGTATACAATCGGTGGTTAATAAAATTATTACTAATTTACAAACCCTTGGAATACCTGATGATGGTAAATTAAAATATGTGGTTTTCTCAGCATTTTATTTATATGGTGATGTTAAAAATGATGTAATATCAGGATATCAAAATAACTTTTTATCTGTAAACTTAAAAAGTTTTTGGGGTGATTCAGGTTTGTTTGAACAAAAGTTTTTTTGTTTAAGTAATGGAACTGCACAAGCACCAATGGCGTCGTTCTCATCAGTTGGAACTATAATTGAAATGTATTTAAAACGATGGAAAGATAGAGTTAGTGTATCTTTAAAAGATTTAGACCCTATTAATGTGGCTAATTTTATTATTGCGAATATCGGTAACAGTACTAGTGATTTAGAGAATTCTATGGCGAATACACCGTCAATGGATACATATAAAACTAAAGTTGAAACCGCTATTAAAATATTCAACGATTGTACAAATGTCTCAACACCACCGAAACCAAAACAACTCAATCCGTTAGTTGACAAATATACTTATGCGATAACAAGTCCTCCATTATTTGAAAGTTTAACAATTACTGTTGACCCAAAAATTGATGGTCCGAGAATAATTTGGAGTGTTGATTATGATTATGATATTAATGCACCTTGTGCTAATGAGACGGGTTCTAAGGCAACATTTAACACTAACTATATTTCAAAGGATAAACAAAAATTTATGATTGAACTTGATGATTTATTAAATGAGGTTGATTGTTTAAATGTTCCGACAAATGATTCTAAAGGGTCTTATAAATTCAAGATAATGATTTATACATCACCTGTTAATGCAGATGGGACTCCTGATAACTCAAGAACCGATTTTTATAAATCTTACCCAATAACTTTTACTTTATAATTTTTTCATAGTAAAAGATATTTATTAATAAACTAAAGATTATGAATACAAAATTATTATTAGATAACTACTTAGGCAAGAGTACTAAAGTTACTGAAAAAGATATGGGTAATGGAACTAAACAAGTTTGTGACCTAGATACGGGAGATTGTTACACTATTAAAATGAAAGATGGTTTAATTGAACGTGTAGACAATACAATGTCAACAAATAAAAAAATCCAAGTTGAAACACAAACAGGGGTTAAACAATTATTAAACGGATAAGATTAGTATGAAAGTAGACGTTAAGATTTTAGAGGAGTTATCAAGATTTAACTCAATCAATAAGTATATTTCTGAACAAGAGTTACCGGCACCACCTGTTGACCCATTAGCGGACCCGGCAGCGGCGGGAGCACCACCTGCAGACCCAATGGCAGCGGGAGCACCACCTGCGGACCCAATGGCGGCGGGAGCACCACCTGCAGACCCAATGGCAGCGGGAGCACCACCTGCGGGAACACCACCAGCACAACCTGCACAACCTGTTGATTTAGCAACAGACCCTGATGTTGAAAAACTTGGGGCTGAAGGAGGTAAGGATGAAAATACGAAAGAAGTTGAAGTAACTGATTTAGTTAAATCACAAGATAATATTGAAAAGAAACAAGAGGAGTATTTTGATAATTTATTTAATCACTTACAAAATTTAGAAGATAAACTTGGTGAAATGGATAATATAGTATCTAAATTAAACAGTTTAGAGGCTAAGATTGATAAATATCGTGTTAAATCACCTGAAGAAAAATTACAATTAAGAACATTGGATTCAGGACCTTTTACTCAAAAATTAACTGATTATTTTGAGGATAAAGAGGAAGACTTTGAAAAATTGGGTAGAGAAGAATATATCTTAACGAAAGATGAGGTTGAAGATTTCTCACCAAATGAAATTAGAAAGACTTTTAGAAATTTTGAGGATGAAGAAGGGGCTTTTTAATTAATTGATTTATAGTTATATAAAGAAACTTGTTCTATTTGAACAAGTTTTTTTTTCCTAAAAAATTTGACAATACACAATGGCGGACTTATAATTAAATAAACAAATAAAATCTAAATTTATGGCGACAAGTACATTAGAATCTGTGTTAGCTCAATATGAGAAACACCAAAAAGGCGGTCAATCTGCAACACCTAAAATGTCTCAAGACGAGAGAATGAAGAAATACTTCGCAGCAATCTTGAAAGACAATGAGAAACAAGGTCAAAAACGACTAAGAATCCTTCCAACTGAAGACGGGTCTTCACCATTCAAAGAAGTGTGGTTTCACGAAATGTTAGTTGATGGTAAATACGTTAAGTTATTTGACCCAGGAAAAAATGACAATGAACGTTCACCTTTAAATGAAGTTTATGAAGAACTTATGATTGAGGGTGATAAAGATTTGGCAAAAGACTACAAAGCACGTTTATTTTATATCGTAAAAGTTATTGATAGAGATAACGAACAAGATGGTCCTAAGTTTTGGAGATTTAAACACAATTACAAAAACGAAGGTATCATTGATAAAATCATTCCAATTTATCGTAATAAAGGTGAGATTGATGATGCTGAGAAAGGACGTGATTTAATCTTAGAATTAACTAAGGCGAAAACACCTAAAGGTAAAGAATACACGGTTATTCAAACTATTATGTATGATGACCCTTCACCATTACACGAAGACGCTGAGACTAAAGACAGTTGGGTAAAAGACCCTACAAAATGGTCTGATGTTTACGCTAAAAAACCTGTTGAGTATCTTGAAGCGATTGCAAGAGGTGAAACTCCGAAATGGGATACTGACCAAGGTAAATACGTTTACGGAGATTCAACACAAGCGGTTGAATCATTTGGTGGAAGTAAACAAGTTGAAACTGTTTTAGACCCACAAGTGAATGATGATTCAGATGAAGATTTACCATTCTAAATAAAAAAAACCTATAACTAGGTAGTGGTTGACTAAATCACTACCTTTTTTTATCTTTTGTAAAAACAAATTATATGGCTATTAAGAAAAAAGAAATCACGTTAGATTCAATTAAAGGTAAATTTTCAACAAAAACTAAATATAAACCTGAATCGTATTATAACTGTGGTGATGCGTTTATGGAGGCTTGTGGTCTACCTGGTCCAATCAAAGGTCACATCAATATGTTCTTAGGACACTCTAACTCATCTAAAACGACTGCAATGATTTTGGCGGCGGTGGATGCTCAGAAACAAGGTGATTTACCTGTTTTCATTATTACAGAAAGAAAATGGAATTGGGAACACGCGGTTGAATTAGGTTTAGATGCAAAACAAAATGAGGAAGGTGAATGGGATGGTATGTTTATCTTTAATGATAGTTTTGATTACATTGAACAAGCAACTGATTTTGTAAATGAAATATTAGATGCTCAAGAAAAAGGTGATATTCCTTACAACGTTCAATTCCTTTGGGATTCGGTAGGTTCTATTCCTTGTAAGATGACTTACGATGGTAAAGGTGGTAAACAACATAATGCGGCAACATTTGCTGATAAAATTGGTATGGGTATTTCGGCAAGAATATCTAAAACTAAAAAAGAAGATGTACCATATTATGCTACTATGGTTGTTATTAATCAACCTTGGGTTGAATTACCTGACAATCCATTTGGACAACCTGAAATTAAGGCTAAAGGTGGTGAGGCGTTATGGTTAGCATCAGCATTAGTGTTCTTATTTGGTAACCAAAAGAAAGCGGGTATCAATCACATTACGGCAACCAAAAACGGTAGAACTGTTGTATACGCAACAAGAACAAAAATCTCAATATTGAAGAATCACGTTAATGGTTTATCATATAAAGATGGTAAGATATTAGCAGTTCCTCAAGGGTACATCAAAGATGATAAGA